TTCGGAGTAACCGAACTTCATGCAACCGATTTTTTTGTCGCCAACTTCGGAGTTCCAGTAAATCAACCCCTTATATATTGGCTTGTGGGCGCCAGGTACCGGCTGCGGAATGTAGACGTTGGGCAAACGGAGAAAAGCGAACATGTCGCGATCTGAAACGTACAACGAAGGGAAGTCGCCGGCAGATTTCCGAATATCGGGCATAGCGGGTTCCCAGCCGTACTCAGCCAGTTGGAGGATTCGCTCCGCAACTTCGTAGTTCCAGATACGCTGATACTTTTCCGTGGTCAGTGCGCGGCACAGCATCCCACCGTTGCGATGTAGCAACAGGTTTGCCGTGTCGTTGTTGGTGGGGTTCGCCTCGGCGCGTTTCTTGAGTCCGTAATTGATATTGGACATCGCGAGGGTTGCCGGCAAAGTTGTGATGTAGGACGCCGGCGCACCTGCGCGCGCTGCCAGTTGGCCAAATGCCCAGTTAGTGAGGCGCGCGGGAACATTCTCACGACCGACCAAAACCAAATCGCGGCCGTCTACTTCCGCGCGCAGGGAGTTAAACGGTACCTCTGCCTCGTGCGCGGTTGCCGCATACGCTCGGCATGCGTCATACATGGCTTGCAGCGACGGCATACGCTCGTCTGCCGGCCGTTTCGCCCACTGCTCATGCGCCTTAAAGAGTTCCATTTTCTATTCTCCAGTTCCCTACCGTGCCTCGGCTGGCCACTGTGGGAGTCGATTGTTTTCTAGGCAATCGCCCTGTGCTACCAGAGCAGCACAGAGTAACGACCTAGGCGCCTGCACAGTTTGCTTTGTGAAACCCCCTTCCTCCGCACGAGGCGCAGCGCGGCAAACTCTCCGCCAGCTTGTCGGCGTGTCGGTCTTCGCCCACTGCGCGCAGCGCGGCAACGGTGTACAAGGTTGAGCCGACGTGATTGTTTACGGTGTCGTAGTGCTCCACAACTATGGCGGGAGCATCGGCCGGCAAAAGCTGGATCGCTTCGGAGTCTTCCACCAGGGAAGCAATTTCGCGGGAGTCGCGAGCTTGCTTGCGGAATATATCCACTAAAGTGGTATATACCTGCGCACTGGTTTTTGTGGCTTGTTCGTCGGCTATCTGCACGATGTCGGCCGCGTGTTTTTCGTAAACCTCGGCCGCGACGCGCAAAGAGTGCACAAGCATGCTGCGCTGTGCTTCGCTGAGTAGTTGTGAGCTCATTAGAGTTTTCCTGCACGTACTGGGCGGAGCGTTTCAAATTTCCCAGTTCCGGAGTGCTTCGGGCAGGTTGCCTCTGCGTGGCACTGGCAGTTGATTACCGGCAGGCGATTCGCGAGGCGCGCGCGGTTGCCTTCGTTAGACAGCGCGCGGATGTAGGTTACGTACTCTTCCCATTCGGGGTCCGTCATCAATCGGCCGTCCGGAACTACAACTGCCTCCGTGGCGCCGTTGTCCATCTTGTGCTCTGTAATTTGCGTACCGTTTGAGAGGGTTATCACTGCTTTTGCTCCTGTCCTGCCGTGCCTTGGCTGGCCACTGCGGACCGTATCGCGAGGCTGCGTATACGCTCCAATGGTGCAGCGCGCTGCGTCAAAAGTCAAGCACTATTTTGCAGTAGGCTGCACGATGTGATATAACTCCGGGGCATGCCAGTTCGCAAAGTAAAAACAACTGTGCTCCACTGCTCGTGCGAGCACTGCCAGCACACCTGGCAAACGACCACACTTCCCAAACGCTGTCCGAACTGTTTTACAACCGCGTGGAATCGCGACAGGCTGAAACCTGGTCGGCGCGCTGCTACCAAAAAGAATCCCTCGCCAAGCCAAGCCCGGAACAACGGGGGATAATCCGCAACAGGTCGAGCGGTAGTAAGCCTTAGGGCTAGTTTGGCCGGGGTCGAGTCCGGATCACTGCGCGAAACCTCAGGACTCGCGCGGTAGGGGAAACGGTCTCACGCTATCGCTCGGTTGTTGCGGTATGATCTGAAACCATGCCACGCAAGAAACGCCCCAAGCTAACCCACAAGGCGCGCAAGTTCCTAAAACACATTCTCACAGGCGCGCATCCTACAGACGCGGCCGTTAAAGCTGGATACTCTAGTAAGAATCCCGCGCAATCTGCCAACCAGGTTCTAAACTCCTGTCGTAAGACTGTCCCTCAACTACTGAACGAAGCGGAACTGTCAGAGGCGGTTCTGATACAAAACTATTTATCGCCCCTGTTGAAAGCAACCCAGACGCGGTTTTTTCATCACAAAGGCAAGGTCAAAGCAGTACGGGAAGTCGCTGCACTGGAAACGCGAACAACCGCGCTAGAGATGGCTTTTAAGCTGCACGGATCTTTCGCGCCACTGAAACAAGAGACCACGAGTCGCTCCGTTTCCGTGATCGTTCTAGATGTGCCTCGACCGGGTAAAACGGTGGGCGAGGCGCCTACAGTTATCGACCTAAAAAAGCCGGCTGCCGGTTCGAATGGCAACGGCAACGGCAACGGTCACAACGGCAACGGATCGCACGGTTAGCCGGATATACGCTCCGGGCTGGCGTATATACTGTACGTGTGGTATATCCACTGCCTGCCTATGAAACCCATACTTCTAAAGCTGGACGATAACGACCATAGAGACTGGAAGGTGTGCGCGGTTCTGGCCGGGCTGAGTCTTTCCGATTGGATTCGCAAAGCCTGCCGGCGCCTGAGTGCTGAAGAGGACGGCGAACATGCTGGAAGTAATCGAAGTGAAAACGTGTCACGGCTGGCGGATACTGGCGCGCCTGGACGGAGCGTTGATAGAACTCCGCGAACTGGACGCGAACCAAAGGCGCGCACTGTTGGAGCAAGTCAACCGGCTGAGAGCACAGCGCGCAGCGAACGTCGCGCGCGCGGTCGAGGCACAGGACGGTTTAACCGCATCGAAGACATCGCGCACAGCACAGCGCGCGCCAACGGCATCGGCGCCACGCCGGCCGATAGTCTTCCGGTAGATACAGCGCCAACGCCGGCGGCCGTGCCTCCGGTGTCTCGTGGTTGGTTCAAGGTTGGCCAGTACGCGCGCCAGCGCAACGCATCGGGCGTAGTTCCAGCCGAGCGGATACCAGCGTATCGAATCTCGGAAGTAGATCACGCGCGCCAGTTGATTCGCTTCGATGGAAGCATTACCTGGTTTCCTGCCGGGTTGTTTCAAGAGGCTGCCGGCGGAGCGTTGGCGCAGTACGCTGCGGCCGAGTCGTTCCTGGTAACGGAAGCGGAGCGAATCGCAGGGGAAACCTTGCCAGCAGAGGAACTCGCTCCGCTTGAGGAATCGGACGCGCCACCAGTTCCACCAATGCCACTGAGTCGCGCCAGCCGGGTAAACGGTGAAGCATTGCCGGCCGCGACGCCGACGCACTGCAAGCACGGCACAGCGCGCGGGTATCGTTGTTGGCAGTGCGGCGGAATCGCGCAGGTAGTCGGGCTGGCCATATCGAAGTCAGGCGGAGTGGCCAAGCCAGCGAAGCCAGCGCCAGCGCCTAAGCCAAAGAAACGCGGCAAGCGGTGAGCCGTAAGCCGGCGCCACAGTTCTTTCACGTGCGGAATCTGCGAGGGTCGTGGCCTGAGTGGTATGTGGACCTGGACAACGGGGGCACAGTGTACGCGCGGATTCGGCATGGTTGCGGATACATTGGCGTGGGGAAAACGCCGGCGGCCGCAAGTCGGTATCCGTCGATGGTGGGCGAGAGGCGCGAATGGGATGGAGTTGTGGAAGCGGTGGACGCGCTGTTGATGCTGCGGGAGTTTGGGTATCACTACGTACCGCCGTTTTTTGTGGCGCCACTGGTTGAGGGGAAACCATGAGACGCGAAGTGGACCTGAGCCAAACCACGAAGCTGGCGGCGGGTGAGTGTCCGTACTGTCAGAATCGGTTGAGTGGGCACACTGGGCCGGCCAAACCCGAGCCGGGTGATATGTCCGTATGTGGCCTGTGCGGCGGGTATCTGAAGTTTGATGACGGCATGCGGTTGCGCGCGTTGACGCCGGCAGATCACGTCGAACTCACCAACAATCCGGAAGTGGCCAAGATGTTGGGAGTACTGCGCGACATGGTCACCAAGCATAGAAAGGTGCACTGAGAATGAAACGAGCGGAACTGGCTTGGGTTTTGGTGGTGGTGCTGGCGCTGTGCCAAGAGGCGCGATTGTACTGGCAGGGGCAAAGGATCGCGGACCTGGAACATGGGCAAGCGCAGGTCACAGAGTTTATGGAGGCGTCGGCCAGTGCGGTCAAGGCGCATGCGGAATTGCTGCACAAGCTGACGGAACTGGAAAAGCTGAATGCGCTAGTCGGGGAGAAGCTCGAAAGGCAGGATGCCGACAACAGCGCGGCGGTCGTTCGGCTGGCCAAGTACTTCGCGGAGCACTACTCGCCATTGGTCGAGCGCGTCAATCTGCTGTATGACCGGGTGTATACCACGCACTAGCAGCGCAGGCCACTGCGTGATAGAGTTCCGCGCATGGTGACGTTGTTTCCGGATCGCCGCGCTGTTTTCCCGCATCGTTTGTACCCTAGGGATTGGTTGAACACTCACGCGAATTGGTCGGTGTGCTGGTACTACTTCACCCGGTTGGAAGAGGCGCAGAGGTTTGGGGTGGAGTGGAGGTCGCGCCACGATTTCTCGGTTATGGTCTTCGGCTGCGTGATCTGGTTTTACCGGAGGAAAGTATGCAAGGTTTCACCGCACCGTTAGAACGACAACTGGCACGGACACTAGGCGCGCTGTCAGTCTTGGTCGTGGCGTTGTTTGTGGTGTTCTTCGTGGTCGGCATGGTCGCCGGCAAACGCGCGGCCGATCGCTGGTACGCCAAGCACTGGCAACCGCAATCGACGCAGCGGTTTCACTGCGCGTATCAGGGAGATACGCCGGGCGGATGTGGCGTTTCGGATTCGGCCGAGCAGACGCACTACACCACGAAGGACGGCCGAGTCGAGTTCAAGAACAATGCCGGCCTGAATCGCTTGGTGTTCGATACCGGAACGACTGGCGCCGGCGTCACGTCGATGCCGGGAATTGGCGAAACGTTTCCGGCCGTGTCGATTGCTCGGCGCGACGGCACAGCGTACTGGAAGTGTCCACTAGGCTGGAATCTCGTGGATATGCACATTGACGGGCGGAAGGATTTGACGCTGCACAGATGTGCTCTGCCGGGCTGGGGGGAATGATGGTCACGCTGCGAGTGCATGCCGAGCCGTTTAGTAAGTGGACCGCGTATCGGTTGCTGCTGTTGATTCGCGAAGCGGATGGCTTGCACACTCTGGATTTCACGCCGGGTTTTTGGGTCGTGCATCCGTATCAGGCAATGGCGGTCGCGGCGGAGTGTACCGCGTTCAACGTGTTTCCGTTGCGGCTGGCCGATGCGTTGGTGAAGCAAAGCGACGCTATCGACAAGAGCCGAGTTACGTACCACGACCACGACGGGGAATTGCTGGGAGAAATTGTGGGCCTGGCCATTCCGATTGTCGAACAGAGCTAGACTTTGCGCAGCCGACTGCGTTAGACTCGCCGGCAATGTGGTTCTGGAAAAACAACGGGCCGCGACCGCCGTTTGACCCTCTGGAAGCGTTAGGGTCCATGTTCGGCGCGGTGGGTATGTACTTCCTCGCGAAATATGTTTGCTACACGTGCATGCGCTTTATTTCAGCGGTTCAAGAAATGATGCATCCCACTGGACGGTTCCGATGGTAGACAACGAGCAAGTTAATGTGTTGTGGCACCAATCCGGAGTCAACGCCAAAGGCGAAGCGTTCGTGCAACTGTTCAAGGATGGCGAACCGATAGCGCAGATGGACCCGGAACAAGCGCGGGACCACGCGCGCGCTATATACGAGGCCGCCGAAGCCGCCGAGCAAGATGCGTTTATGTTTATGTTCCTGCAAAAAGAAATTGGCGTTCCGGAAATTGGCGCCATGTCGATTCTAGTGGAGTTCCGCAAGTGGCGAGAAGAACACGGGAAAAAAGGGCCGCCGTCCGATCCCAAAGAGTTTACCAGGACCGAAAAGCACAAAGATCCCCCGGAGCAGAAAGCCCCATGAAACTTGCGGATGTGGTCACACCCGAAGAACTCCGCGACGAACTGGAAGCCAATAAGACGATGGGTTCGCAGATGGCCAACCAAGCGGCGGAGCATCTACGGGATTATGCGCTGGCACTCAATACCCTGATGCCGCTGGCGGATTTTATGTGCACGATGGGGGTCTTGGAAGCCATTCGGCGGATTCTCGAACGTAAAGGCCGGCCGGTCCAATGAGCACTACGTTTATGTTTTTCGCAGGGGCTATGCTGGTGTCGATGTTTGGCGCGTTCGTGGCCTGGTTGAGTCTGGCGCCGTGTCAACGCAAAGGGCATGTCATCGAACTACCCGGCGAAGGCGAGCCGTTCTGCATCCAGTGTGGGAAGTGGCGTCACGAGATAAGGGGGAAATGATGGGAGCTACAGCAGCTAGAGAACTGCCGCGGTATCAGTGCCACAAGATTGTGCACGCGCTGCAGATTAAATCCGTGGAGTTCGACGCTCCGCAAGGAAACGGCGGCGCCATGATCGAGCCGTATGAGCAAGGGTACGCACCGTTTCACGTCGACGAGAAATATGTGCGCAAACATATCTTCAACATCGAGCCGTGGAAGGTCATCGGCGGATACTTCGTGGTCTACGAGGACGGCTACCAATCCTTTTCCCCGCAGATTGCGTTTGAGAATGGCTACACTCTGATTCCCCCGGACGATGGTCCGCTAACTGCCGCGCTGAAAGGGAACCTATGAGCGAGTTTCACGGAAAACGCTGCGATAAGTGCGGCCGCCAAGTAACCGAGCCTATCCATTGGGGATCACGGAATTCGGCGGCCGAGCAAATGCCGGCGGAATTGAATGTGGCTGGAGTTCCGCGCCAGTGGATGACTGTAACTTGGCACTTGCGACACGACTACTGCCCGGATTGCGCGATAGATGTCGGGCGCGCCATAGATTTTATGGTCAGTCTGTTCGCGGGTCGCGATAAATTAGCGGCTGACGGCGGCGCCTTCGGCATACCGGCCAAACGTAGCGATTGACATTCACGCAGGCGGCTGCTTTAATGTGCGGCAGGAGGTTCCTGCCATGATTCGATTCTCTTCGAAGTATCAACATAACTCGCAACCTGGTGTGCTGCGCATTCGCGTGTTTCGCGGATCATTGATTGTGTGCGTGGCTTCGTTCTTGCTGGTTGTGGGAACTCCCACGTTTGGCAACAACTACCGCACGCCCTACGGTCCGCACATTCCCTACTCCACTCCAACCGGGTCGACCGCGCCGGGCGGAAAAATCATCGTAAAAGGATGAAACCTGTCCTATTCGGGCTGTTGGTAGTCCTGGCGTTCCTGGCCGCCGCCGGTGTAATCATCGGCGTAACGATGGTCTGGTTTGCGCTTTGCAACTGGCTGTACGGCATCAACAAGTATCTGGCAGCGGCACTCACACCGATGGCCTTCGGGCTATATTTCTTCCTGGCGTTTCTGTTCCTGGCCGGAAGTGAGGCGGCTAAAAAATGAAAACGCCACAGCCGTTGACCGTACAGCGCGCCATCGAATTACTCAGCGCGTTGCCTGACAAACAACTTCGCGTGTTGATTGATTGCCCGTACTGCGGAAGAGGCAGCCAAATCAGAGCTATCACTGAATGTGTGGTGCTGGCATCGGAGCGTCTAAAAAAATGAGAACCCGAACACTGTCTGAGATTGCCGAAGCGCAACGCACTCGTGAGCAGATCGCTTCTCACGAGTACCGCTTGAAGCATTGGAAACCAAACGCGGTATGGCTGGGGGCCTGGCCGGCCGGTGTCGTTTGCCCGTTCTGCCAAGCGGATCATTGCGAGATAGATCAACACAGGTGCCAGTGACGCGCTATATCGTGACGCTCACCGAAGAGCAACGCCAGCGCGCGTTAGCCGGCGGCCGGGAACGCATGCGCTATGCCACGCGGTACTCCATGAAACCCGAAGAAGATACCGCGCGCGCCGGCCGCGACTACGATCGCCACGAAGCCGACCACATGCTTGGCGCGCTCGGGGAAGTGGCTTATGCCGTGTGGCAAGGGCTTCCGTGGCGCTGGGATTCCGCGGTCGCCAAAAGAGGCGAGAAGAAACTTCCCGACTTCTGCGGGGATCGCGACGTGAAAACAATTTATGCTGGCGGCAGATATTTGCTGCTGCAAAAGCGCGACCCCGACGACCGCATCTATATCCTGGCGCGCGGTACAATCGAATCCTGCGACGTGCAGTTTCTCGGCTGGTGCATGGGCGAGGAAGCCAAGATTCCCGCGCATTGGAGAGAAGGCGAGCGGCCGTGTTACTGGACCGACGCCGACGACTTGCATTCGATGCCCACCTTGCCGGGTATCAAACTCACTGAGGATTCTCCGATTGCTGCGTCCGTGCCCACATATCTCGCCGCCGGCGCCAACTGCGGAAGCCTCGACTGCGGCGGGTGCTACTCGGTCGGCGATGGGAAAATGATTCACCCGCCACGCGCCGGCTGGAAACAAAGTGACCTCAAGGACCGCAAACCATGACCAAGCGGAATGAACGTGGTTTTCCTGTCTATACGGAATTCAAAGACCTGTACGGGAAACGATGCTGCGTAACCCGTTCCAGTATCGTCGGTCCGCCGGCGGTCTGGATTCAGAACGAAATTGAGCTATGCGGACCTGACAAAGAGCCGTTAGGCAACGCGCATCTGAACAAAGCAATGGCGCGACGAGTCATCAAGGCGCTGCAAAAGTTCGTGGAAGGTGTCGAATGACCCCAACCGACAAGCCATCGCAAGGGACGCCCCACATCCACAGCAACAAGTGTTACATCGAAGGATGCGACAAGGACGGCGTTACGCCACGCGGCATAGGCTCATGGGACGAGGCCGCGCAGCAACCCACAGCCAGCGAGCCAACGCGCAAGCAACGCCGCTGCGAGATTTGCCAGAGCCACGGCCACGTTACTCTCGATCATGGCGCCGCGCGAGGATACAGCCATTCGGTTGTGCCAGCGGCCAGCGAGCAGTGGCGAGCAGAGGGATACGTCTGTGCCGCCTTACACCGCGTACCCATAGCGGGATGTCACGATTGTATCGTAGCTAATGAGCAGGAGATGGGTGGGGTGTCAGATGCTTCGAAAACTACTTGAACGCTTGCGACTCCGCAAGAAACCGCCAGCCGCGCCGACTCACAAAATGTTTTCCGAGTCGGTCCAGGCCATGCGACTCGCTTCTCTGTTGGCGATGCAGACCGAACACTGGCGCGCGCCGCTTGCTCCTGAACATCGCGAACGGTTTCACCCTATCTTCGGCGATGCCATGATTTGCAACGAATCCCCGCACGACGTGGTGCTGGAAGGCGCGGTGCTCCGCCGGCTGGTGCTCAAATCCGGGGAACGCCGGCGGATTGCCAGCCCGATTCTGCAGCAGCAGTTCGACCTGCGGTATCGGCACAAGAAAATCATCGAATGGGACGCGCAAACCGTGCTCAAGGATATGATCGTTGAATATGAAAGAGCGATTTATCTCGGACAGTTGTCGGGCGATGAGTCTTTCGGCCACTACATGCCTCCGGACCCTATGCTGATCGCCAGATCCCAGTTGAAAGCGTTTCGGGTGCGCGGAATGGTTGACTTAACGCAGCGGACAGCGTAGTATGCCGGCAATTCGCATAACCATGCTGTTCGGTAGTTTGTTCGACCCTTACATGGATGGCAGAGGCTCTTTGGGCTAGTCTGGCCGGGAGCCTCTTTTTTCTTGGTGAACCCGTGATACCCTACCGCCCGGAATGCACTTCCCGTCACGACACAAGCACTCCCCAAAACCTCGCGTCGACTTTACTACCGCCGGCCAACGTCTTTACAAGCGCGTCACCATCCGGGTTATCGGTCCGCCAGCCGAAGATAACGACAAACAACAGGATTTTAAGTGGTATCCCCGCGCGCCGGCGGGTCGCGGCTACAGCGAATCCGATATTCAAGGCATGCTCGAGCAGTGCGCCACGCACTTGGAAAAACGCTTTCCGGTTTGGGAGTTTCGCCTAGTAGAACTAGGTCCGGATCGCTTCAATTTTGTTTTTAATCGGGTTATAGATGTCCACGACGTGTCCAAGATGTTCCAGCCAACTGACGTATCGGCCGCCGAGTCCTAGATGGCTCGGACATTGGTACTGCGATGAGTGCTGGTCAACCTGGAGACCCGAAGTTTCCAAAGGGCGCCGCGGAATGAACGCTTACATGTATCTTGTGCCGGGTAGATTCCTGCGCGGCATCGACCTAGGGGAAATCTGGCCGCGGAAAGTAACTTATGCCCGTTGACGAAAAGGATGCGGAGTCCGTTTGGCAGCAAATGCAAGCGGAACATCCCGAGTTCACTCGCCGACATACCGTCAGCGACAATCACCACGTGCTGCGCGAAATCATTCTTGGCGGGTCTCCTACTTGGGCCGGCGTGTGGCAAAGATTCCAGCCCGGACCCGGCAAACGAGTCATGGACATTGGCGCGAATGTTGGCGCCTTCGCTACCTTTTGCGCGCTACAAGGCGCGGACGTGGTCGCCTATGAACCCTTTTTCGATGTTTGCGCAATGGTTGCGCAAATGGCCGTTGAAACCGGCCTGTCCGAGAAACTTCGCATCAAAAACGCCGCTGTCTGGCGACATACCGGCGAAATTCCCTATCTCGGACATCGGTCCGAACTTGATGGGTGTCGCGCATTCAACGGCAGTGTGCCATCACAAGGCATCCACTGGAACGAAGACGATTTTCAGCGCGCGCGGCGGACCAAGTGCGTTTCGCTCGAGGATGCCATCAGACACTTGGAATGGGATTGCGTAAAAATGGACATCGAAGGTGCGGAGTTCGATGTGCTGCTCGGCGCTCCGGGCGAAACGTTGAGTCGCATTCGCTTTATGTTTGTGGAGTTCCATCCGTGGGCGACTCGCGACATGTACGAGAAAACCATCGCGAAACTGAAAGCCGCGTTCCAGTTCGAAGGCGCTTATATGGGTAAGGATCACCGCTGGGAATCCGCGTACTGCACTCGCCGATGATACCTCGGCGTTCCATGCTAGGCTGGCCGCCTGATGCCCACCGTCGAACAACCCCAGTACCCGCCAGACGCTTACCTGATTTCCAAAGTCTATAAGCCGTGGTCGCTTCCTGACGCGCCACAATCCGAGTTTCATAGCTCTTCCGCCAAGTATCGTCTGCAAGTCGGCTCCTACGGCTCCGGGAAAAGCCGGCCACTGCTCTGGGAAGGCATATTCCACGCTATCGAGTTTCCAGGGTCCGACAACACCATCGTTCGCAAAACCATGCCGGACCTGAAACGCACGGTAATCGACAAATTCGAAACCGATGTGCCGCGGGAACTCTACGACTCTTTCAACAAAACCGAAAATATCGTGTACTTCCATCCAGTCATCCGCCGGCGTATCGAGGTCGACCTAGTCAATGGCGGAAGCCGTTGGCAGAAAACTAGCGACGCGACGCAGTGCTTCGTGCTTTCCGGAGGCAAAGACTGCTTTGCGCAGGATCTTCCCGAACAGCAGCACTGCCCGTACTGCGCCGACTTCCAAAGAGTTCGCAGCACCTATCGCTTCGGGGCCTGCGAAACGGATAAGGACATTGGCAAGTTTCTTTCGACTGAGTATCTGTACATCGCATTCGAAGAGCTAGGGGAGTTTCCGTTTTCCATCTGGGACGCTTTTGCCGGCCGCAACCGCTGCACTATTCCAGGTTGCCGGCCGTGCATGGCCGGCGCCACCAACCCAATGGGCATTGGCTGGGGCTGGATCAAGAAAGTTTTTGTTGACCACATTCCCGCGCATGGCATGGATGCGAAAAAGTTTAATCCCGCGGACTACGCCTACTTCCATTCCACAGTCGACCAAAACCCCATTTATCGGAATGACCGCGAATATCTCGAAACCCTCGAGAAGTCGCCCAACGCCGCGCGGATTCGCTGGGGAAAACTGGATGCCGTTTCCGGAAACTACTTCGACAATTTCCATCCCGACATCCACGTAAGAGACGCCGACTACTTCGTTTTTCAGACTTGGCAACCTGTGTGGATTGGCTGGGACTATGGTTTTGGCCACTACGCCACCATCACGTTCTGGACGAAAGCGATTCGCAAACCGCGCTGGGAAGGCGATAAACCCAAAGTCGTGAACGTGTGCATTCGCGAACTCATCATGCAGCGCACTACTCCTGAGGATCAAACTAAAGCCCTGATTGCCGCTATCCCCCGCAGCGTTGATGATCGCGGCATCGACCGCGGATTCGCCTGGAACATCGAGTCAATTCACTTTTCCTGGGAACGCTTCAACGCTACAGTGAGCAACCGCACCGTGGCCGACGAAGTAAACGAAATTCTGCAGAATGCCGGCTTGCCCATCGTGCAACGGTCCAACACCGATCGCATTGCCGGCTGGACGAAAATGTACAGCCTGTTCGACACGGAGGATATGTACCTGCTCAAGTCGGATGGCCAACACCGCGGATGTCCCGTGCTGGCCGAATCAATACCCTTGGTCGTGCGCGGCGACGGCATCAAAGTGTCCATCGAGGATGTGGTCAAGCCTCCAGGTATCAGCCTCGAGGATGACATCTGCGATTCCGCAAGATATGCTGTCGCCGGAACCCTGCTGGACGAAGGCGACAAACCAAAAGAAGTGAAACTAAAAGAGGAACTGGACAAAATCGACGATCCATTCCGCCGGCACATGGAAGGATACCGGCAATTCCTCAAAGAGACTCGCGGGTCGACCATCGAGGACCGGCCGCCTAGATACGTCCCAGCTTACTTGCGAAGGTTGCAATGAATCGACGCAACTTCCTGCGATTGAGTTTCGGCGTGGCCACTGTCACCGCTCTACCGTCCGAAGTGTGGCCATTCCGCAAAATCTTTCTGCCGTTCTTCCGGCCGGCGACCATCGCGGACCCTACGTTCGCAGGACTCGAGTACACCGAACTTGCTCCGCTGTCAGAGGCCGCGGTCTTAGCCATTGAAATGGAATGTTTCAAGCAACATATTTCGGAACTGGTTTGCGGTGAGACGTTGCTCTACAGTCGCTTCAAGAAAGACGCAATACTTATCGGCGAAAACTACCCAAGATTTATGATTGTCCCAACGCGAATCGAGCAACCATGACCCCGCCTAAGAGACTCCCCATGATGCACGGGCGCCTGGTGCCAACCCCTTCCGGCGAACAAATGCGTTGGTGCGAATGTTGCCTGCGCGGCCATGCCCCGTACTTTATGTGTCCAGCATTTGATGGCTTGCTGCGCCAAGCGATTATCAACGAACGCAACGCCTTCGTGTTTATGCTGTTGAAACAAGGCTCCCCAACCGAACACCCGATACTCCATCCCAAACGCAAGCCGGCGGTGCTATGAAAATCTTCGGACCTAACCGCATCGAGCAACTACTCAAGGAACAAATCGCGGACATTCGCGCAGCACATCAAAAAGAACTCGCGAACTTGCGCGCCGATCACAGCCAAACTGTCAGTTTGCTAACGAAACAAATCGAGCTATTGCGCGAAGACTTGAATCGCACTAGACTCTTGCTCAATCCGGGACTTGCGGTTGACCGAACCGACACTGGACCTCCGCCGACGATTCCGCCAGAAGAGCAAGGAACGGCGTGGGAAAGAGTGCGGAAGCGAATCATCGACCAGCAAGAGGAAATGGCCAAAGCGGCGGTCGCGAGGCAGAAGCAAGCCGACGCGGAAGCCGCGGCGATGCAAACCGGAGCCAAATCGGGAAGCGCAGCAGTACCTAGTTGAAGGAGCGTACCGAAATGGCATTCCCCGACAAAACCGGAAAGATGCACCACTCAGCCAGCCGTGCGCGTCTGCATGACGACATGGCCGCCGAAAAGAGTAAATCGGCAGCGCCGAAGCATGCCGGCGCCGGTGCCGAGCCTCCCCCTGAGGACGCCGATAAGAACGTTTCGCACATGGACATTGGCGACGTCGTAGCGCAACACGGACCCGCCGAACACGTGCATATCGCGCATGGGGAAAATTCCCACACCGTCACGAGTCATCACTCCGGTGGGCATCACCACCACTCCGAGCATCCCACTGGCGAGGCTGCGCACGATCACGGCAAGATGGCTGCAGGTCTTGACGGCAATATGGATGCAGGTCTCGAGCCACAACCCGACCAACCTGACGACGCCGCCATGATGGGATCTAGCTCGGCCGGCGGCGGCATCCCCGGAATGGCTGACAAGTACTAAGCCCATGCCGGCGAAAGAAATTATGGCGGACTTCCACGCCGGAAAGCTGCACTCCGGTCCTGGAGGTCCGATCGTAAAGAAGAAAAAGCAGGCCAAAGCCATCCTGCTTAGTTATCTGCGCAAGGAAGGCCACGACATCCCGGAAAAGCGCAAAGAAGGGCCGATGGTTCGAGCCTTCCGCAACGCTCGCCGATGAAACCCACTTATCCCGCAGACCACCAACCCGGCATGCGCGTGCCTCGCGGCGGTTCAATGTGCGCCAACTGCCGATACCTGCGCGACCCTAAGAATCGGATTTGCGGAAATCAGTATTTCATCAAGTGGAATGGCTCGGAAGTGATTCCCGGAAAAATCAATGAATACTGCTCGGATTGGTACGAGCCGGCCGCGGGTCGCAACGTGCTCCAAACCGCTCTTGGCAAAAAACCATGATGTGAGGTAAAACATGGCGAAACGCTGGATGCAGAAAGAAGCGAGTCGGGAAAAACACGCCGGCACCAAAGGGAGTTTCACGCGCATTGCTCTTGCTCATGGGCGCACTGTTCCACAAGAAGCGCGAGCGGATGAGCATAAACCGGGTAAGATAGGGCGCAAAGCCCGGATGGCTTTGATGTTCGAACGGGCAAAAAAGTAAATCTGCTCTCAAATCGGGTGACTTGAGGCAGTTTGGCAACCGCAACGTTGGTCGCGCCTCGCGAAGAAGAGGCCGATGAACTCAATCCACAAGAAGAGTTCCAAGTTGGCGTGCTCGCCGGCCTGGAATGGTCGCCTGTCGATAATGCCGAACTCAGCGACCAAGAAAAAAGCGAGCTAGACCAACTCCGCAAACGCGCCGCAAAACGCGATTATCCCGCCAGACTCATGGAAGTGATTCAAGCGTGGGAATCCGCGCTGTTCTATCGCGGGTTTCAGTTTCTCGTGCCGCAAAAAGGCGGCGGCTGGATCATTCCCGGCGAGTCGACGGGCTACGGTCCGTCCGTGCAGATGGACCTCGCACTACTTCCCACCAACATCTATTCAAGTTACGGCCAAATTCTTATTTCCGCACTCACTAGAAGCGTTCCGCCAGTGCGTTTCGAGCCGCAGGACGCCAATAACAACGCGCAAGTGACCGCCGCGGAGTCGGCTGAAAAGTTTGTCAAGGTCATCGAACGCAACAACGACCTGGTAATGATCCAGACCGATGCCGCGCGGTATCTGTACACCGATGGGCGCGCACTGTACTGGACCCGCTTCGAAAAAGATGGCCAACGCTTCGGTTGGGAAGAGGACGACCAACCCGACGACCTCATTCCTGAGAATGAACCACCCGAGCAGATGGCCGATGCCATGCGCGCCGCCGAAATCCAGAAGGAAGAGCCGGGCGAAGAGATGCCGACCGAGCTACCAGGGCAGGAAATCGGGTCTACGATCGTAGAACCCGAAGGGGAAGGCGAGGAAACCGTTCCGCAACTCGCGCCACGCCGGCCACGAGGCCAAGAAGTTCGCACCGCACACGGCAAACTCGAAATGAAGCTGGTTCCCATGACTGCCAACTGCCTGGCGGAGTGCCACGTGGTGCAGTTCGAGCACGAAGTCGACGAATCTACCGCCAAAGGCAAATTTCCGTGGGTTGCCGACGAAATCAGGGCCGGCCAACAAGGAATCAGCGAGGGAGAAATCGCTCGGCTGGCGCGCTTGAACGTGAAACTAGGCATGCAGTCGACTTACATCACGTCCGATTCGATTGCCGACGATGTCACCGTGCAACGCACCTGGATGCGCCGCTCCTACTTTATGAAAGTGACCGATAAAGGCGTGCGTCAGTCGCTTATGGAGAAATTTCCCGACGGTTGCTTGCTGGTTTATTGCGGCGACACGTTCTGCTACGCCAGAAACGAGTCGATGGACGATTCTCTCGCGCTGATGCAGGCATTTTCCGGCGATGGCCAGAATCGCAACGCGCTGGGCACTTCCATGATGCCCATTCAGAAGCGCGTCAACAACTGGCTGGACTTGATGAACGACTTTTTCGTGCGTACCGTCCCGAAAAAGTACGTGGACAACAAAGCATTCAATGTGGAGGCGCTGCGCGCACAAACCAACGTTCCCGGAGACATTGCGCCGTTCAAATCGCAGGGCCGGCCAGTCTCGGAACTGATTTTTGTCGAGCCGATGGTCAATCCGCCGGCGAGTCTCGCCGATTTTGTGAAGCAGTACATCGGACCACTTTCGGAACTGCTCACCGGAGCGTATCCGGCACTGTCTGGCGGAGATACCGGGTCGAATGATACCGCGCACGGCATTGCCATTCAGCGGGATCAAGCCCTAGGCCGCCTGGGTCCGACTTGGCACTCGATTACCAACGCCGAAGCCGTGGCCATGAAGCAGGCAGTGCGTTGGGGCGCGAAATGCCGAGATAAATCCATCAATGAACGCATTCCCGGCGGCGAAACGATTAGTCTCGAGGTCAACAACCTACGCGCTAACATTTTGTGCTTCGCGGAAAGCGATGAGAATTTCCCGGAAGGGTACACCCAGAAGCAGAATCGCCTGATGCAGTTTATGAGCGAGTCGGGCAAGAATCCTATGCTGCAGGAAGTGCTGTACAACCCGTCGAACCTGGAATTCCTGCAAAGCATGGTCGCGTTGAACGATTTGTACATTCCGCAAGTCGCTTCCTACGACAAGCAGAATGGCGAAATCGAAATGCTGCTCAAGGGACAGCCGGTTCCGAATCCCGACCTGGTAAAAGCCGAGCAACAACTCCAACTGGTATCCCAAACGCCGAATATCAATCCGCAAATGCTGATCCAAGCGCAAATGCAGATCCAGCAGCTAAAAAACACCAAGCCGTTTGTTTCTAGCATGCCGATCGACGCGCAAACCGAAGACAACGAAACCGAAGCCTTTGCTTGCTGGAAGTATCTGAACTCTCCGGAAGGTCGCAAAGCCAAACGCACCAATGCCGGCGGATATGCCAATGTGCGCTTACACTTCTTGGAGCACACCGAAGCCTTGCAGCAAAAGCAAGGTGCCAGCGGCGGAGGCAAGCCGCCCAATAAGAGCATGGCCTTAAAAGACATGGTCGGAAACGAACGCGCGCAACTGTTGGCACAAGGCGGTATCCAGGCCGACCAAATCGCGGAAAAAATGGAGCAAGTCAACGAAATCGCCGCGGCTAACAAACCACCGGAAGCCGCAGCGGCGCCAGCACAGCAATAAAATCGGGGAATCGGGAGGAAACGTAAAATGGCAACACCAGCAGGAATCGGAGCAGTCTCAACCGGCGCAGCCGTCGCGGATGTGCCGACCGAAGTCGTAGAAACCCCACCAGGTACGGGCGATACCGGCACCGGCACCGGCACCGGCGAAGGTACGGGCGATGCCGATGCCCCATCAACGGAAGAGCCTGCAAGTACCGGCGCCGGCGACCAACCGCCGGCGGATGAAACTCCGGAAGATCAATTAGGCGGCGATGGGCGAACGATTGACAAGAAAACTCGCGACGCACTCGCGAAACTTGCCAAAACCGATCCGGCAGCCGCAAAGGAAGTTCGCGAATCCTACTTTAGAGCTCAAGCCTTCCTGAAAGAAACCGGGAAGGAAACCTACAAAGAGGCTTTGCAAGAAGTGCGGGGGATGAAAGCGCAGATCGAGGCGCTTGGCGGCGACGAAGGCATCACCAACCTGCAAACCGAAGTTTCCGACTATCGGCAAGAGATTGAACAGTTTTCCGCCGGCAGTCCGGACCTGATTAATCAACTCTACGACGTGAATCCCGCCGGCGTGGTCTCGGCAGCCTCCAATGCGCTCGACATCCTGGCCGCTAAAGACGTGGAGGGTTTCGATCGCGCTGTGATCCCGCAACTCGCGACCCGCCTCGAGAAAGCCGGCGTGTACAGCGCGCTGGAAAACATCGGCAAAGCCATCGAAGCCAAGAACGGCCAAGACGCTTACGACCGCTTGGTGCATCTTGCCAAGTTTTTCGACAACATCCGCATGCATGGCCGCAAGCTGATGGAAACCCGGACCCAGAAAGATCCGGAAAAGGAACGGTTGCAGTCCGACCGCCAGAAGTTTGAAACCGAAAAGGCGCAGCACTACGACACCCAAATTGGAGCGGAAGTAAATCGTCAAACGATGGTTTCTACCGCTAAAGTGGTGTCCGCTTTCGTGAAGGATGCCGGCCTACAACCCGAAGGCCGCAAAGACTTCGTCAACAGCCTCAACAGCAAGATTTTCGCGGCGATGCAAGCCGATAAATCGTTTCAGCGCGCTGCGCATGCCATCAAAGCCAAAGGCGACCCTATACGTACCGCAGAGTTCATCGCGCAAAAGTTCGAGGAACTCCTTCCCGACTTCTTCGCGAAACATCGCAACGCGCTGTATCCCAACTGGAAACCAAAGCCGAAAGTCGTTCCGCCGCCAACGCCGGCGAACGGCGCCGGCACCGCAGCAGCCGCCGCCAAGCCGCCAGCCGCCAAGCCGGCACAAGCCGCGGCCGCCGCGGGTACTCCCGGAGTCGTGCGGGTCACGTTCAAACCTCCGCGCGATGATATTGACTGGGAAAAGACTTCGGATACCATGCTGATTTCCGGCCGCGCCTTTATGAAGTCGGGGAAATGGGCCGGCAAAATGACCCAGTGGGCAGTGAGGTCTTCCTAAACTATGGCAGGAGTTCCACTATCGCGTTTCGCCAGAACTTTGGCCGCGCAACGAGTCGCGCCGGCGTTTCCTAACGTCGAAGGGCCGGGGGATTCGTTGATACCGGGAATCGCCGGCGCGGTCCAGAAAGAAGCCATGCCGACATCGCAGATTCCGGGCCTGGTGCCGGAAAACACGCTGGACCCCAACTACCTGCTCAATCAGGATAATCCGCGGTTCGATCCCAACACCTACACCGATCAAGATATGAAAGCCATCATGGAACAACGCCGGCTGGGCGGACGCTGGTTCGGCGCTTGACAATGGCCGTAACTGGCATATATACCAGGACTAGAGATTCCACCTGAAAGCGGCAGTGTGATTCCCTAACGGCTCAGTAATCGACGGCGTTGGTTCCCTTGATTCCGTAACCATTCGGTGGGGGAGTCGGTGAAGGATAAGAGAGTACGAGGGGCTGTCGCACCTAAACGAGCAAGGCACCGGCGCCGGGTCTTCACTGATCCGGCGCTTGTGTTTTTAGGGGGAAAATTGGCGGGGCTGGCGTTGGATATACGCCTCACGGTCAGAGCTTCCGCCTGTCCTGCACATCATCCATCAGCGGTCGGTGTCCTTCCGCTACTACCCCAAAAGTTTTTAGAGTGCCTTTTCCAACGCCTTGAGGTCGTTTACCGTCTTATACCCTGCCGCCAAACGATCCTTTAGCCGTTGCTCGCGGACGAGTTTGCGCCAGTCGGAATACACGACCCTCGCGATGGTCGAAGATACCGTGAGGACGATTATCAGTCCGAAAACCCAATCAAACAGGAACTTCGTTGGATCGGAGGGAAGTGACATCGGCAACTCCTTAAACTTAGTGCGAGAGGCAGGATTCGAACCTGCATGTGGGCCGGGTACTTGCGCGCTTTCCCCGGTCACAGCGCCCTTGTCGAAGCCTTCGGCTCACAACGAAGACTCCCACAGAGGCGCCGCGTCTGCCATTCCGCCACTCCCGCGAAACCCATAATACAGGAACTCCTTGACATTCCAAGACGCGGCAGAGTAATTTCTTCCCGTCGAGCGATGATCGAGCGCAAGCCTCGCTAAACTAGCCGCCTTCGCGAAACTCCAAAACATACATCGGGTGCAGTAAAAGCCATGCGCTTGAGTGCGTGTGGATAGCCAACGTGAATCAGACGGCAGAACGAAGCCGGCGGTTATCGGGCCGCGAAAACGTCGCGTTGAGTTCCGAAAAAAGGTGTATGTGCAATGGCAGCCAATCCTTTGGCAGAGGCGGCAGTAGAAGCAGTCGAACTTGAAAGTTTTGCGAAGGGTATCGCGGACCTGGTGTACAAGGGTCGGACGGTTTACAACCTTTTCAAAAAGGGTTCCAAAACCTATCCGGTTTCCAACATCACCGCGGCCGGCGGAGTTACTCGTCCGGCGTTCCGCATTCCCATTCGCGTGCAGTCTGGCGCTGCGATTTTCCAGGCCACCGGCAACGGCGATGCCTTGGGCCGCGGCACCGGGTCGAACTGGATTGCCGGCGATTTGTCACCCATCGGCTTGTTTGCCGGGTGCGAAATCACCTACCTGGCGCGCATCGCAACCAACGGTCCGAAGCGCAGCCTCATTACCCTGCGCGCGGAAGAGCTAAAGAACTCCTTTACTTCGTTTATGCAGGGCGTTGACGCTCAATTCTTGAGCGATGGCGCCGGCTCTATCGTGCAGATTCCCGCAACCGCCACGGTCAACAACAACACGCTTGGCGGCACCAACCCGTCCAGCATCGTGGGCCTCGGCGGCCAAGCCAACCAGTTCCAGGAACAACAGGTCGTGCAGTTCTTCGCCGCAGAAGGCGGAGCACCGCGCACCGGAGGCGTAGCTACCGCGACGGTTTCTTACGTCGATGGCGCGGCCGACACCGTCTACTTTTCGACGGCGTTGCCCACCAGCACCGCGGCCGGCGACTTTGTGATGATTCAAGGCTCAACCGGCGCGCTAAACTCTGGTCTGCAGGGTATCTACTCCTACCAGGTTTCCGCCAACACCGGAACGGTCCTAAATCTTTCCCGCGCCACTTATCCGGGGCAGCTTTCGACTCCGCAGATCAACAAGGCCAGCGCCGCGTTGAATACTACGGACCCCTACAAGGCGCAAATCCTCATCGCGCGTGGTTTGGGACAAGAGAATGAGGCGGTCGAGAACTTCGTCTGGATTGTTCCTCCGGACCAAGAACTTGCCGTCACCCAGCTTTACACCAACACCTTGCAGCAAAACTACGTGCCGCCGGGAGACAAGGCGCTGGATATGACCAAGCGTCACATGTCGCCCACTTTCGGGGATCGACCGATGCACGTCGCTTACAACGCGCGACAAGGTCGAGTCGATGCGGTGTGCCCTGAGACATGGGGGATTGTGGAAACGGTCGAGCCCAGTTTGTATGATTTCGGCGACGGCGTCACCACCATGCCGATTCCTGACTTCGTCGGACAGGGTTCTTACCTGACCTCGAGCATCTTCTTCTACAACGCATTTTTGAACCTCTTCAACACGAATATGAAGGCCGGCGTGTACTTCACCAACTGCGCCGTACCTTCCATCACTTCGTAGTTTCTGGGGGCGGTCGGAGAGGCGCTCGGGATAGGCCAAATTAATTCGCTGATTTCAATTTGGCCTATCCGGGCGCCTCTCAAAGTTTTCTAAATCGGGGGAAAACGATGGCAACAGCAACAGCACCAAGCCTCACCAGGCAAACGCTCTACAAAGTAAAGCCGCGCAGCGTCGCACGAGGCGCTTTCACCAGTTGGCTGCTTATCAAAAAGTATGTGGCGCCGGAAAAAGTAATCATCGGCGAGGATGGCACACCGCAAGTCATCATTCCGGAAGGGATGGGCAGATCACAAAGAGGCATCGTGGCTGCTGTGCCGCCGGCGGTAACGGACATCAAGCCTGGCGACATGGTCGTGTATACGAACTACCCGATGGAGATTGAGGACATTGAAGACCTCACCGGCGAATCCGGGTTGCAACTCATCATGGACGAAGAAGTTTATGCCGTCTGTGAGCCTATCGAATGCTGATTCAAGGCGCGGAAAAGCGCCAGTGTCCGCCAGAGTTTCAGGATCGACTCACGCGACTTTTCGGGCGCAACAAGTACGGCGATCCTCTCTACAAGATTGTTTGGGGTCAATCGGAGTTCCACCGGATGGGCAACGTCTGGCGGGACAAAGCTGGCAACGAACGCAAAGGCTATCGGCTGCGGTATCTGTGCCACGGCCAGCCATGCTGGAATATCCTGCGCTGGGAACCCCCGAAGAAGTGGCTTTCTCCCGCAGCGTTTTATCAGAACACGTTCGACGATCTTTCCGGCCTGTACATCATGGGCGAGTATCCGTGGCGCGGCCGCTACGTCGTGGTCACTCCGCTGATGCGCAAAGAAATGGTCGGCAATCGCTTGGTCATCCACTACTTCCCGCTTACCGGCATCCTGGTCGACAAAGTCATAGCGAATCTGCGCAACGATGCCACACTGTCAGCGGAGCAACGCAAGGCACTCAACGATGCCGCGAAGGCGCTGGAACACAAAAAGGAAGTGGAATCCATCGCGGAAATGATGGCGCACAACATGCCGGCATACTGGGGCGCGGTGTCGTTCACCGGACAGGGCATGCATACCAGTTTGCTCAATCGGAAAATGGAAGCGATTCAAAAGCAGTGGAATCGCATTTTCTCGCGCGGGAAATCGAAAGCGGTGTTTCGCAAAGGGTTTAGCGTCGGCGGCAACAAGCCGAAGCGTTTTTTCATGTAGTTAAAATCGGGGAGGAAAAAGAATATGGCATCTTCACTGTTACCAGGAATTCCGCTCGCACCAGGCCAACCAACCGCGACCATTGCGCAGAACCAGGACATTGCCAGACGGGAATCGCGCGGCATGATGGAAAACGCGAATCACCGCGGCAACCGCCTGCAAACTCAGGACGAAGGCGCGCAAGCCAACTACGTAATCTACGTCTACAATCTTTTGAACCTCGAGCACGTCGTCAATCAGCCGCCGTTGTTTCCCGCGTTTCGCATCCATCCGTGCGAACCAGGTCACAAATTTTCTGTCACCGCTTTGCCGGCTTACGTGAAAGAGCCTTATGAGAAGCCCGGCGACTCGGAACGCTTTTACAAGCGGCTGGACGGCCGCAAGTGCGCCACCAGCTTGCTCAATCCGGACATCTATCCCAGCGCGGAATGGTCCCAGCAACTTGTCGAAGGGCCGACCGGCAACAACGATTGCAGCAATACCAACCTCAACGCCAAAGGCGTGTTTTGGTCGCTGACTCCGCCGAATGATCCTCGCCTCGAATCGGAAATCGCACTGTTCAAAAAGCGCGTAGTCAAAACCATGAACTCTCTGGTTTTGCAGGGCGACGCTCTCGCCGCGCAGAACGATAAGAAGAGCATCACGCCGATGATGCACTTCGCGATGGACTACTTCCAACGCCAAGCGGAATGGCACACCACTCTCGAGCACTTTGTGTCCTGCCCGAATTGCGGCGAACGCATCAAGGAAGGAATCAGCTATCACCGGAACTCGGGCGGCGATCGTTGCATCATTGACCCCGAACGCTACGCCAAAATGGTGAGCCTAAGCCAAATCGCGGTAGCCCCTGCCTTCGAACCTGCTGCGCCGGCAGAAGAGCCAAAAAGGCGCCTCGAGGAAATGACCGAATCGGAACTCCAAGCCGCCACGGCCAGCGAAACTGTCGACGACTTGACCGCTTCTCCGGAAGGTTTTGTGAAAGTCGGAGAACTGAGTATCGAGGATCTCGAGAAACTGATTAAAGCCAAGAAAGCCACAGCGCGAAAGGCGGCTACGGCTAAAAAGTAAAACGATCTTCCTTGAGGAAGGCACCGTAAATCAAGGTCTACCCGATTCCTTGGAGCGCCGCTTTCCTCAAGGTTGCTTTTAGAAAAGGTGAGAAGTGCCTAGCGTTCCACAAACGATGTTCCCGACTCTCCAGGTCATTATGGACCTGGCGCGCACGTTTGAGAACGACATGTACCCCGGCATCGGGGGCACCAACGGCCGCATCCTCACCAACGACAACCCGAAAACCATCAATCTCATAAACTCCGCGTTGCGCAAGGTTAACCGCGACCTGCGCAACGAAGGAGTTACGTTCCCGATCATCGACAACTTCATCATTCAGGGGTTGCCGCCGGTAAATCCTACCAACGACCCATCGGTCGAGGTCTATGTGGGTTTCAATGGATATTTTGACGGGACAACCCTGCACGGCGACAAGGCTTTGCCCGGCAACTGCATGCAAGTGCTGGATGTCGGTTCCAGAAATACCGGATCAAATTTGCCGTTCTACCCGATGTGCCAGCCGCAATCGAGTTTGCCTTCCGGGTATCCGGGTCCGTGGCTTCCGTTGTGGCGCTGGTCGCAATACAAAGTCTTTATGAATGGGTCCACGCAGGAAAAAGACTTGCGTATTCAGTACCAATCCGGCCAGCCGGCACTTAACACCCCGCCGGCAAACTTTGAGACCACCAACATTTTTATCATCGACTGCGAAGAGGCGATGGCTTCGTGGATCGCGTTCCTCGACACGGCCGGCCGCGGCGGCGACGTCCGCGACAGCATGCTGCAAATCTACTCGGATGCCATTTCGCAGATGGCCAATGAATGGGTGCGCCGCGCGCAAAGCGTCACCTATCAGCGGATGTCGTACCAGGGCGGCGGGTCCACCGGACAGCAGAATGATGTTGGACAAGCGAGTGTGACGATATGAGCGTAGCTCGCTACGACGGAACGATTCGAACCGCGGTCGGCGAAGCCATTTCCGGCGTCGACATCTACGTTTGCACGCAGCCGAATACCGTTGACCCGGATGATCCCACCATTCCCCCTTCGCCGCTCGCCAGCGTGTTTTCCGATTCCGCGGGTACAGTTCCGATCGTCCAGCCGGTTGAAAGCGATGGCCTGGGCAACTTCTTCTTTTATGCCGCGCCGGCGCAATACACCTTCGTCATTTTCGACCCGCTCGGCCGGGTAGCAACGCAAGTCTATCCGGATCAAACCGTGGCCACGCCCGGAGGCGGCTCGGTTTCTAGCGTGGGCATGACCGTGTCGGCCGCCGGCTTGCAAGTTTCGCCAGCAACCATCACCAGCAGCGGAACTTTCGTGGTCAGCTATACCAGCGATTGGGCCGCGCACTTCTTCCTGGCCGGACCAACCTCCGGGGGAGCCTCAACTCCCACGCGCCGCGCTATCGTTGCCGGCGACCTGCCCGGCGGAGTCGGCACCGTTTCTAGTGTCGGAGTCGATGTCGTTCCTGATGCCAACCTCGCCGCTACCGTGCTCAACAGCCCGGTAACAAGCTCGGACACCATCGAAATTGATATTGGCATGGCGCCGCAAGCCGCCAACACCGTGATTGCTGGACCCGCCTCGGGTTCGACTGGACCTGTCACCGCCAGACACCTAGTGCCGGCGGATCTGGCGTCGCAGGTGAACACAACTTTCTCGGCAACTCCCACGTTCGATGCTTCCGCGGCCAGCAGCTTTCGCATCGTGCTTACAGGTGACGTGACCTCGAGCACTGTCACCAACCCCACCAGCGGACAACGGTTGACGTTCATCGTTATTCAGGATGGCACCGGCGGCCGAGCCTTCGCTTGGCCAGCCAACTTTAGAGGCGCTTCCGTGATCGCACCGGATGCCAGCCTCGCGAACGTACAGGACTTCGTTTACGACGGAACGGCGGCATTGTGGCGCGCTACCGGACCGGGATTGACGATGAGCTAGAGCAGGACACGAGACCTGGACTCCGGGTCTTGGTTGAATACAACAAAAACTGAGGGAGTAACACAACATGCCCGTCGCAACACTCGCAGTGGTAGCAGGAACAGACTCAACCGACAACACGCAAAAATTCGTCACGTGTCGCGGACGCTTGCAGTTGAGCGCCTTCGGCGACACCTATCCGGTCGGGGGATTGGAACTCCGCAGCGTGCTCGCGGCAAAGTTTCTTCCGCCTTCGAATCAAGGGCCGCGCCAAGTCAAAACCTGGTCGGCATTCGGCTCGGGATATATCTACAACTACATCCCGTCAACCGGAAAACTCATGGTGCTCCAGGTGCCTGTCAACGGCTCTTTGACCACGGCCGCTCCGCTTACCCAACTTGGTTCTGGCGCGAACTCTCTCTCCGGAGTGTTCGAGGATCAAATCGAGTTTGAAGCGCAGTATCTCCGCAACGCGGGATAAGGTCATCGCGAATCTAAAGCAGCCGATCGTTGGCGTACCGCTCGGACTCATCGGGGGCCTCTACACGGAGGCCCTTCCGTCCGACCTGCCTGCAGGTGCGTCTCCGCTGTCCATCAATAACGACTACATCATTGGGTCGAACCTGCCGCGGCCTGGCAAACGAAGTTTCTTTACCTTCGCGGATTTCTTTGTGCAACGCGACGCTGGCTTTGGCCAGTCCGTTCCTGATGGGCCGAACGAAACCCCTTGGACGACTCCAAACAACATTTCCGTCCATACGCCTCCTGCCTACGCCACGGTAACTCTCAATGGCCATGCCGGCGGCGGCATCGTTCCTGGTCCCTTTGATTCGTTCATTGGACTCTCTTCGCCTTCCTCGGCATTTGGGCCGGGCAGCGGAACTCTGGTGACTCTGCCGTTTTTCGCAAACGCGGTAGGGGATTACGTGGTTGTCGGAACGCAATGGGCCGGCACGTTCTCGGTGCCTGGGATTTCCGACAATGCCGGCATGACCTGGGTTCCTATCGTGGCCGTGGCCGGTTTTGCCGTGTGGATGGCGCGCGCCACGTCCGCAGCCGTTTCCGGATGCACTATCAGCATCACCGTGGGCGCCGCCGGCTCGGACGCCACGACCTACGCCTACTGCATCCTCAATAACGTTCTTGGCCTGCGCAGCGTGCTTACCGCAGCCAACCAAAACTTTTCCGCGCACGCCACAGTGAACATCGGCGGACTTTCGAACTCCACAATGGCGATTAAAGCCACCAACGTGGGTTTCACCGAAGGTACCGCCTGCTTTATCGGGGATATTGGCAGTGTGATGCTCAACTTTGTGGGTTCCGATACCGGAACGCTGCAAGATCCCGGCGGAAACGTCACTTGGAACGCCATCAACGGAAGTGGCGCGCCTGGCCAGCTTATTCAGGTGTGGAGATACGGCGGCACCGTGCTTCCATTCCCAAGTTTTGCGGCTGCGCCTTCGTTCGATGCGGGAATTGCCAGCGGCTATCCGGTTACAGGCGGGTCCGCAGTCTTCGACGTTGGACCGCTGGCGCCAAGTGATCCCAACGAGTTCGCGTTGTTTGCGGTGACTCCCAGCATCGCAACCATCAATTCCGGGTGGAGCAACATCTTTTCGAATCTGTATATCAAGTCGATTGGCTTGAATCCTACGGTGGAAGCGGTGGGCACCCTATCCGCTCCGCAGCTTTGGGCCGGCCTGCTGGGAATCTTCAAAACCGATGGCGGAACGCCGACAGTGGCCAACGCCAACACCGCATCGCAAGCGACTCCCGGATTTCCCGGCGCTATTGCCACGGTCATCATGCCGAATCCGACGACCGCGGGAAACACGATGATTGCGACGATAACCCTGCTCGGGCAAGTCATCAAAGTTCCGCCAACCATCACCGATTCGCAAGGCAACACCTGGGTTTGCGTGCAGTCGCAGTTCATCGAGAATCAAACCGGCACGGTTCGCGCGATTTGCATGTATATCGCGCAAAACATTGTGGGCGGCGCGCTTACCGTTACCGCGCAAGCGGTTGGCGGCTTCGCTTCTTCCGGCGAGGTTGACGTCGTGGAGTTCACTCCGTTTGGGCAAGGCGGGTTCGACACTACGGACACTTCGGAAGTGCTGGAAGGACTCAACTACGGTTTCACGATTCCGGCGACCACGAAGGTTATCGGGTTTCAAGTGATCGTTGGCGGCAACCAAACGTCAGAGGCGCCAGACGCTATCCTGACGCTGCGACCGCTCAATCCCACGGCCGACTCGCCGGTTTATACGTTTCAGTTGCCGGCCGCCGATGGCGAACAAACTTTCGGGCAGCCAAGCGATAACTGGGGTTTCGATTTATCTCCGGACCTGTTGAATGATCCCAGCTTCGGCATGGCGGTGAAAGCTACGGCGCTGGACGGCACCGAAGTTACGCTCAACGTCTATCGCATTGCCATCAAGGCGTTTCTCACTCCGGACCCGCCTCCGGATTTCAACTATCTGAAAACCTTCGCCGAGACTGCCGGCGAGATTACTAATCTCGCGCTGGGCAGCGACGGCACCATGTACGGGGAAGACAAAATCAACAATCCGGGAGTGTTGACCGGGTTGTACACGGCTATCGAGCCAGACAGCTTTGCGGAGTCGTGCACCCAGAACGATCGCGAATTTATCGCCATATCCAATCTGCTCAACGGGACGGATATTCCCTACGCCTACAACGGCACCAACTTCGATCGTTTGTCGCAGGTTGGGCCTGGGGCGCCGCCAAGCGCAACCGCAACGACCTCGGGCAGTCCGATTGTCAGTATCACCCAGAATCCCGCGGTTCCATTGCTTACTGGTACGCATGACTGGTTGCTAGTTTCCGATTCGCCTTCCGATCACGGAAATTTCGGGACGCCGGCAACGCCTGGCAATGTGTTCACCATCATTTTCCGCTCGGCAACCACGGTGCCAACGTACATCACCGTGGGCAGCAACTTGGTCATTGGCGGGTTTCCCAACATCAACGGAAATGTGGTCAACAACGATCCGACCGGCGTCGCTGCTCCGCCGTTCTACACCGTGATTGCGGTTGGCAAAGCCATTCCCGGCCAGCAGTCTTACGATGCGATTTCGTTCATCGTTCCGTTCACCACTTTTTACAACCAGCCAACTCCCGCGGGATGCCACATCCAATCGACGTTGTCGACCATGACGACCTCGATCCAGGTTCCGAATCTCGAGGTAGGTGGGCAGTTCAGGGTTGCCGGCACCGGCGGAGGGCCGCCGGCGGGATATGACAATA